CTCCGGGCCGCCCGGGCTTGATCTGGCGCCTCCTCGCCCGCCTGGCGGTCCCACGCCACGCCCTCGAGCTCCCCCGCCGCGCCCGCCGGCGTGGCGCCGCCGGGATGCTCGACCAGGCCCTCGAGACACGCCGGCGATGAGCGACCCCGGCGTCGAGCTCGAGCTCCTCGAGCTCGAGGCCGAGCTCCTCGAGCTCGACCGTGCGCGACATACCGCGCACCCCCACACGCATCTCGCCCGCCCCCGCCGGCTCACGGACCTCGAGCGCCTCGAGCTCGAGCTCGACATCGCCGAAGGCCGCGCCCCCACGGGCGCCACCCGGCCCCTCACGCCGGAGGAACGGGCCGCCGGCACGATGTTCGCCGACCTCGTCGCCGACGTCGACGGGCTCACGGACCGCATGACCACCCGCATGCTCGAGGCCCGAGGCCAGGCGGCCGGCGAGCTCCGCACCCTCCTCGAGCGGGCCGCCGCCGGCGACATCCCGGCCCTCGGCCCCGGCGACCGCCGCGGACCCGCCGGGTTCATCGCCGACCTCATGCGGGCGCTCGACGACCCCGCCATGTCCCGCGGGCTCGCGTTCGGCGCCAACATCAACGCCGAGCTCGTCCCCGAGATGCGCGTCATGCTCGAACAGGCCGCCGGCGAGGGCTACGCCCGGGCCCTCAGCGAGGCACGCGCCCAGGGCATCCCCACCGAGGCGCTCGCCGGCGTCAACCTCGAGGTCCTCGAGGACCATCTCGACCGGTCCGCCATCCGGCTCGGCACCGAACCCGTCCGGCACGCCCGCACGCTCGCCGCCGCCCGGTTCCATGACCTCCCGGTGTTCGACCTGCCCCCGGAGGAGAGCATCGACGAGCTCGCCGGCGCCGTCGACGAGGGCGGAGAGGCGGCGTTCCGCAACGCCGCCCGCCCGGAGGCCCACAAGCTCAACGGGCTCGGCCGCGCCCAGGCGGCCGCCGCTCTCCCGGAGCCCGAGCGCATCTACGCATCCGAGCTCATGGACGGCAGCACGTGCGCGCCGTGCTCCCGCGTCGACGGCCGCCAGTACCCCAACCTCGAGGCCGCCCGGCTCGACTACCCCGAGGGCCGCTACCTGCGATGCGAGGGCGGCGAACGGTGCCGCGGAACGCTCGTGTTCGTGTGGCCCACCGAGGAGCCCCCCACGGTCGACGACACCGAACCGGGCGACGACGGCGACGAGCCCGACACGCCGCCGGCCGGCCCCACCCCCACGCCGCCGGCGCCGGCCCCGTCCCTCGAGGGCGGCGACTGGCGCGACCGGCTCGACCGCCTCCGGGCCCAGCGCCCCGACACGTGGGCGCCCATCACGCTCGAGCCATGGACGACCGCCGGGCCCCGGTGGGGAGAGGAGTTCGCCCGCCAGCAGGGCCGCCGCCCCACGTTCGACGAGTACCGCCAGGCCGAGGCCGCCCATTCGGCCGCGGCGCTCGACACCGCCGCCACCCATGAGCGCCTCATCCGCCAGGCCGGCGAGGTCATCGACGCCGAAGTGCAACGCCGCGTCGCCGCGCTCGGCCCCGTCGACCGGTCCGGTGTCCACGACCTCATCCGCCAACAGGGCGAGGCCGAGGACGCCTACCGGGCCGCGCGTACGCGCGTGAAAGAGCTCGAGCGGCAACTCCCCCCGACGCCGGAGCGGCGCGCGTGGTACGAGACCCCCGAGGGCAAGGCGTGGGCACAGCGCCGCCTCGAGGCCGCCAACGAGGCCAACGCCGCCGCCATCCGCATTCGCGAGATCGACCCTCTGCGCCGCGAGCTCGAGCTCGAGCTCGGCGACCAGGCCGGCCGGGTCGCCCGCGAGGTCCTCGGCGAAGTGCAGGCCATGGGCCCGGGCGGCGCCCGCCACACGTACGCGTCCGGCTCCACCAAGGGCAAGGGCACGGTTCCGCTCGAGGAGGCCCTCGAGCTCATGCCCCGCCGATGGGTAGAGGCCAGCGTCGAGCACTCCCGCAACGAGCTCCCGCTCTACGTCGGGCACATCGAGCGCGCCCACTACCGGCCGATGGACGTTCGCCGCACCAAGGCCAAGGGCGCCGAGCGCATCGCCCGGCTCAACGTGTCGGGCGAAACCAAGCGCGCCCAGGTGCGCGCCGCCGCCCACGAGTTCGGGCACCGCATCGAGCACATGCTCCCCGAGGTCCGCCGCCTCGAGCACGTGTTCTACCGGCGGCGCACCACCCAGGACGACGGCACCCTCGAGCGGCTCCGCCAGATATACGCCGGCAACCGCCAGGAGGTCGCCCGCGAAGACAAGTTCGTCGAGCTCTACATGGGGAAGGACTACGGCAACCGCCCCGACTCCTACTACGAGCTCCTCAGCACCGGGCTCGAGGGCGTGTTCACCGGCCGATGGGATGCCCTCGAGACCGACGCCGACATGCGGTCATTCATCTTCGGGCTCCTCACGATGGTCTAGCGTCGAGCCCGAGCAGGATGGCCGCCCCCGGGTGGCTGGCGCCGCTCCGTCATCGTTCCCCCGATCATCGGAGCTCCACCGTGAACCCCTACACCGGCGACGTCGTCCAGTTCGCCGCCCTCAAGCCCACCGCCCACCTGTTCCCCACGCTCGAGCACGCGGCCGCCGACCGGCTCGGTTGCTCGGTCTCGGACCTCGTCACCCTCGAGGGCACCGACGAGGCCGTCGCCGAGCTCTCCCACCGGGCCCGGCTCGGCGCCGGCGAGCTCGAGCGGCGCCGCAAGCGCAACCGCGCCCAGCGCGCCGCCCGGCGGGCCAACCGACCGGGATAGTTATACGACCGCCCCGTCGGGCACGCCGGCGTTGGGCGGCCAGAGCGCCGCCTCGTCGTCCGTCGTGGTCTCGGCGCCCGCATCGAGGACCGCCAGCACCGTCAGATGCGCCACCCACGCGGGCGACAGGGCCGCCCGGGCCCACGGCCCGACGGGCACCATGCCCACCTGCTCGCGGTCCGCCACCAGCGCCCCGACGGCGAGCTCGACGGCCGCGTCGCCCTCGAGTTGACCGGCCCCCCACGTGATCGTCACGGGCCGGCCCAGGCGCTTCCCTCGCACGGTGAACATCGCGCCCACGGTACGGCCGTCCCCGCTACCGTCCGGGTGATGCGCATGCGATAAGCACCGGCGGCTCGACCGACGCCATGAATTTCGCGTGGTGGCCGGTTGCTCTCCCGGCCCGGGACCCGGCAGCACCCCGACGTCAGGAGCCGACAGGTCGAGCACCTGGGGCCCGGCCGGCGGACACCGTCTCCCGTCGGCGGGCTCCACCATCCGCGCACCAAAGTGCGCGGCTCGCCATCATTGCACCCATGCCCTCCCTCGGATTCGGCTCCTACGAGGTCGCCGACCGCACCCGCCGCCGCCATCCGGGCGTCAACCGCGGCAAGGGCCGCGGGATCACCAAGCCCCACGCCGGCGCCAAGCGCCGCCGCCGGCGCCGGTAGATGCGCACCACCACCATTCGCGACGTCGAGCTCGTCCGCGCCGGCACCTGGCCGGCATCCACGGGGCCCGTCACGATCACGACCGCCGACCTGCGCGCCATGATGGCCGCCGCCGCCGACCCCGAGGTCGACCGGGCGGCCCTCAAGATCGGCCACGTCGACCCCCGATTCGACGGCGAACCCGCCCTCGGATGGGTGGAAAATCTGCGCCTCGAGGGCGACCGCCTCGTCGGCGACCTCGTCGAAGTGCCCGAGATGCTCGCCGAGCTCATGCCCCGGGCGTTCCGTCGGCGCTCCGTCGAGATCGCATGGCGCGTCCGCACCCCCGCCGGCGCCACCTACACGGCGGCGCTCACGGCCCTCGCCCTCCTGGGCGTCGCCGCCCCCGCCGTCAAGGGGCTCGCCGACGTCGCCGCCCTCTACGGCCGCACGGCCGCCACCGCCACCATCATCACCGGCGGCGCCCACCAGGCCGGCACCCTGTCGGGCGAGTTCACCACCGCCTGCACCGTCGGCGACCTCCCCGCCGGCGACGACCCCACCGATGCCGCCCTCGAGGCCGCCATGGCGACCCTGTCGGCCGGGTTCGACGCCCTCCGCGACGCCCTCGCCACCCCATCCGACCCGACCATCCCCACACCAGCACCGTCGACATCGCAGAATGATGCCGACGACGACCCACGCCCGCCCGCAGGAGGCGCACCCATGCCCGTCGATGAGTCCCGAATCCGCGAGCTCCTCGGCATCGAGGCCGAGGCCGACCTCGAGGCCGAGCTCGAGCGCATCGCCTCGAGCATCCCCGACAATGCCGCCGGCGTCGCCGGAGATGGCACCCCCGCCCCGACGGGCACCGACGGCGCACCGGCCCCCACGGGCGCCGACGGCACCCCGGCGGCCCCCGCCCCCGGCACGCCCGCCCCGACGGGCACGACCGAGGGAACGCCGGCACCGGCCGACGCCGGCGACGGCACCCCCGCCGCGCCGGCGGCGCCCGAACCGGCCCTCGCCACCCTGTCGGCCGCCGCCCTCGCGGAGTTGCAGGCCCAGGCGGCCCGTGGCGCCGCCGCCGACGAGGAGCTCGCCCGCCAGCGACGCGACGGGCTCATCGCCACCGCGCTCTCGGCCGGCCGCATCGCCCCCGCCGACCAGCAGGCGTGGCGCGACCGGCTCGACGCCGACGAGGCCGGCACCACCACCCTCCTCTCGTCCCTCACGCCGGCGTTCCCCACCACGGAGCTCGGCCACGACGGCGGCACCACCACGGAGCTCGCCGCCGACGAGTGGGCGGCATTCGAGGCCGAGGTGTTCGGCATCACCCCGAGCAAGGAGAGCTAGAGCATGGACGTCACGCCCACCCACTTCCCCGGCGACACCGTCACGTGTCACGCCGAGGCCGCCGTCGTTGGCGGCCGGTTCGTCGACATCACCGGTCCCCGGGTCGACGGCAACTACCAGGTGTCCCACGCCACCGCCGCCGGCAAGAAGTTCGGCGTTGCGTCCCGCGACAAGGCCGCCGGTGACAAGGTCATGGTCATCAAGCGCGGCATCGTCGGTGTGACGGCCGCCGGTGCTCTCACGGCCGGCGATGAGGTCGAAGTCGGCGCCAACGGCACCGCCACCGAGCTCGCCGCCGGCCGCGCAGTCGGCGAGGTCACCGAGGACGCCGCCGACGGCGAACTCGCCCTCATCGACCTGTACCTCGGCTAGTCCCCACCCGCCCTCTCACCCCGCCAGCACCCGAACAGGAGCCCCGGCACCATGCCCACGTACCCGTACCCGGCGCCGACCGTCAACGGCACGCAGATCACCGTCGAGGCGTTCCTCCAGAACCCGACGCGGGTGCAGCGCGCCATCGACGAGCTCGCCAACAACCGGTTCATCACCGATGTCATCTTCCAGCAGGGCCCCGCCGTGCAGGGCGGCGCCGTGCTCTATGACCAGGTCGTGGGCCCCGAGACGTCGTTCACCGACCAGGACGTGCAGGAGATCGAGCCCGGCTCGGAGTTCCCCATCCTGGGGACCGGCGAGCTCATGCCGCTCGTCGCGGTGTCGCGCAAGTACGGCGGCGAGGTCATGCTCACCGACGAGGCCGTGCGCCGCGACCGCCGGGACCTCCTGGCCCGCAACACCACCCGCCTGCGCAACACCATCATCCGCAAGGTCGACACGGTCGCCATCTCGGCCCTCGAGGCCGCCCCGATCCTGTCCTACGTGGGCGCCGACTGGGGCACGGCCGCCACCGACATCCTCGCGGAGCTCGCCAGCGCGGCATTCGAGTCGACGTCGCTCGACATGGGCTACTCGCCCGACACGGTCCTCATCAACCCCGCCCAGGAGCTCGACCTCCTCAAGGACACGGACATCCGCACGGCGCTCGCCAACTCCGGCGACGCCAGCATCATCCGTCAGGGGCTCGTCGGGACCCTCATGGGGTTCACGTTCATCACGTCGAGCCGCGTGGAGGCCGGCACCGCCTACCTGCTCGAGCGGCGCACCGCCGGCAGCGTCAGCGACGAGGTCCCCCTCTACGCCCGGCCGCTCCACGACGACCGCCGCGAGACGTGGTTCATCCACGGCGGCCGCGTCGCGGTGCCGTTCGTCACCGACCCCAAGGCCGTCGTCAAGCTCACGGGCATCTAGCCCGCCGCCCACCCGGCCACACAGCCCGAGGAGGCGCCCCCGCCATGGCCAGCAAGCAGACTGTCACCGTCCTCGTCGACGGGCTCGGCTACCGCCAGCCCGCCGGCGTCCACGACGAGTACGGCCGCGAGCGCACCGACCACCTGCTCGCCGGGTTCGGTGACGAGGTCGAGCTCGACGCCAAGCAGGCCGACCGGTTCCGCCGGCTCGGCGCCGTCGGTGACGCCGACGACCTCGAGGCCGTCCAGTACCTCAACCGCGTCCGGGCCGCCCGCCCGGCCGAACGGCGCCGCGCCTACGAGCTCGTCGCCGACGGCGCCACCATGTACGACGCGGTCCTCGAGGCGTTCCACATCGACGAGGAGGGGCTCGAGGACGCCGCCCAGGAGGCCGCCGCCGGCCCCGAGGGCGATGAGACCGAGCTCCGGGCCGAGCTCGACGAGCTCGACAAGGCCGGGCTACAGGCCCGGGCGGCCGCCCAGGGGCTCGAGATGCCCAAGCGGGCCACGAACGCCGAGCTCATCGACGCCATCGTGGCGGCCGAGCTCGGCACCGCCCCCGCCGACGACGACCAGGCGCCCGCCGGCGACGACGGCGACGGCGACCAGGACGGCGGCACGGATGGCGACGAGAACCCGCAGGACGGCCCGGAGAGCTCCACCGAGCCCACCGAGTAGCCCGGAGGGCCCCGCATGCCGGACAACGTCTACGGCGCCAACATGGCGGGCGTGCGGGCTCACGTTCCCCTCCTCGAGCTCGAGAACAACACCCGCCCGTCGCTCGAGCAGGTGCAGGGGTTCATCGACCGCATGACCGGCGTGGTCACGGCCCGCGTTGGTGACATCACCGGCCGGGCCGACTTCCCCGCGCTCGCCGAGCTCGCCCGCCTGGCCGTCGAGCTCGCCGCCGCCTCGTTGGCCGAGGCCGCCACGTTCCCCGAGCGGGCCAACACGAGTGACGCCAGCTACTCGGACGTCCTCTGGACCCGCTACCGCGAGACGCTCGACGACCTGCTCGCCGCGCTCGACATCGACGAGGACGAGGGCCCCGGCGCGGGCGGCGGCGCCGGCGGCGCGGTCGCGTCGTTCCCCGAGGCCCTCTACACCCGCGACATCGGGTTCTGACCATGGCCACCCGGCTCCGGTTCGACTTCTACGGCGACGTCCAACTCGACCGCACGCTCGAGCGGATGGAGGCCGTCGACGACATGCGGCCCGCGTGGGAGGCCATCGCTGATCACTTCGCCCATCTCGAGCGCCGCCAGTTCGCCAGCCAGGGCGGGTTTTCCGGTGGATGGTCGCCGCTCTCACCGCGCTACGCGGCGTGGAAGGCCCGCAACTACCCGGGCAAGACGATCCTGCGGCGCACGGACGACCTCTGGCGGTCCCTCACGGAGCGGCCGTTCGGCATCGAGGTCATCGAGAAGCACGTCATGGTCATCGGCTCCGACGTCGACTACGGCGCCCACCACCAGCGCGGCGACGGTGTCCCCCGCCGGCGCCCCATCGAGCTCACCGAGGCCCACCGGCGCACGTGGGTCAAGATCATCCAGCGGTACATTGTCACCGGCGACGCCCCCACGATCGGCCCCCGCGGCGGCATCCGCACGGGCGGCGGCGGCTACCTAGGGGCGCAATGATGGCCGGCATGCACGGCATCCGCGGCGCCACCCGGGCCCTCGCGGCCCTCTACACCGCCCGGCTCCCCGCCAAGTGTCTCGAGCTCGAGGAGCGCCTCGAGTACCCCGCCGGCACGTTCGGGCCCCCGGTGCTCATCGCCACCACCCAACAGCCCCGGCTCGACGGCAACGACTGGCCGGCCGTCATCGTCGTCGGTCAGGACACGCTCGACATCACCCTCGAGGACGCCCAGGGGCCCCCGATCCTCTACCGGTGCCGGTACCGCGTGTTCGTGCGCGGCGCCGACCTTGACGACACCACCCGCCGCCGCGACGACCTCACGCTCGCGGTCCGCGAGCTCCTCCTCCCGGGCGCGCTGCTCGACGACTACGCCGCCGAGCCCGGCCACGTCGAGCCCACCGACCTGCGCGAGAGCTACTCGGATGTCGGCGAGGACACCCGCCGCCGATCGATTGCCGCGTCTTACATCGACGCGACGGTCATCATGGAGGAGACACTCGACCCCGGCCCCGACGGCACCATCGGCCAGGCCGACACCATCGCCATCCACCCGGCGCTCATCGACGACTGAGGAGCACGAGCACCCCCATGGGCTACGCAACCGCTTTCAACCCGAGCGACACGCCCGTCACGGTCGACGGCGCCGGCCGCCAGGTCGGCGGTCGCGAGTGGGCGCCGGTCTCGACCCTCGAGCCCCTCGTCGACCAGGCCCTCGCCGCCGGCCGGCTCGTGAAGGTCACGAGGCCCAAGGGCAAGGCGGACCTCAACCCCGCCGCCGAGGCGGCGTTCGACGCCACCGAGGAGCTCAACAAGGCCGCCGGCGACGATGACGACGATGACGCCGGCCCGCCGTCCAAGCGTGCCACCCCGCCCAAGCGTGCCCGACGGGCCCGCGACACCGAGGAGAGCTAGCCCATGGCCCCCGCCGCACCCGTCCCCCACGTGACCCGCCGGGCACGTCACCGACGCCCCTGGTCGTTCCTCGAGCGCCTCGTCGAACGGCTCGTGTCCGCCATCGTGGCCCCCGTGGCCATCGTGGGCGGGCTCGGCGCCGCCCTCGCGGCGTTCGCCCTCTCGCGCTCGAGCATGGCGGTCGGTGTCGTGGTCGAGACCACCGCGACCCCCGGCAACAGCGAGACCACCCCCACGCCGGGCGCAACGTTCTTCGTCGCCGGGCTCACGGAGCGCGGCGACGTCGACGGCCCCGTCCTCGTGCGATCGATGGCCGAGTACGCCGAGAAGCTCGGCGGCCGGGTGGCCTACGGCAATCTCTACGATGCCCTCGCGGCCTACTTCGGCGAGGGCGGCGTGCGCGCCTACGTGGCCCGCCTCACGGGCGACGCCGCCACCACCGGCACCCTCATGCTCGTCGACCGTGCCGGCGCACCGCTCGACACGCTCCGCCTTGATGCCGCCTCGCCGGGCGCATGGTCCAGCGGCGTCACCGTCCAGGTCGCCGACGGCATCGTCGACGACACGTTCACCATCACGGTCCGGGTCGGCGGCCAGGTGGTCGAGACGTTCGCCGACCTGGCATCGCCCGCCGCGGCCGCCGCCGTCATCAACGGGCGCAGCGCCTACCTCGTGGCCACCGACCAGGGCTCGGCGACCGCCGAACCCAACAACAACCCCGCCGTCCTCGCCGCCACCGCCCTCTCGGCCGGCGACGACGACCGCGGTTCGCTCGTGGCCGCCGACTACGTCACGGCCCTCGAGCGGTTCCCCGCCAGCCTCGGCGCCGGCGCCATCGCCATCCCGGGACACGCCGCCTCCGCGGTCGGCGCCGGGCTCATCGCCCACGCCAACGACCGCCGCCGAATGGCCCTCATGGCCCCCGCCCAGGGCGCCGACGTCGCCGCCGCATCCGCCGAGGCCGCCGCCCTCCGGGCCACCACCGGCAGCCAGCATGCCGGCATGTTCTACCCGTGGGTCACGGTCCCCGACGGCTCCGGCAGCACCCGCACGGTCTCCCCCGAGGGCTACGTGGCCGGCGTCCGAGCTCGAGCACACCGACAGGTCGGGCCGTGGCGGGCCGCCGCCGGCGAGATCGCCGCCGCCCGCTACGTCGTGGCCCCCGCCCAGGAGCTCACCACCACCGAGGTCAACACGCTCAACGACTCGCGGGTCAACCCCATCCGCGTCATCGCCGGTTCGACCCGCGTCTACGGGTGGCGGTCCCTGTCGATCGACACCGTCAACTACCTGCATCTCACGGCGTCGGACATGCTCAACGTGATCGCCGCCGAGGCACAGGTGGCGCTCGAGCAGTTCGTGTTCCGCAGCGTCGACGCCAAGGGCCACCTGTTCGCCGAGCTCGAGGGCGAGGTCATCGGCATCCTCGAGCCCATCCGGTCCGCCGGCGGGCTCTACGAACGGCTCGACGACGACGGCAACCCCATCGACCCCGGCTACTCGGTCGACACCGGCCCGACGGTCAACACCGTCGCCACCCTGGCGCTCGGCGAGGTCAACATCGCAGTCGCCATCCGGGTCTCGCCCGTCGGCGAGCTCATCCGGCTCAACATCACCAAGGTCGCCATCGCGGCCGCCGTCTAGGAAGGGATCGCCCGGCCATGCCCACCGCCGCACAGCGTCAGTTTCTCGTGAAGGTCTCGCAGATCGACGGCTATTGGACCACCAAGGGCGGCGGCGCGACCACGTCCGAGGTCGCCCGCGAGTTCGACGGCGGTTCCCTCACGCCCGAGCTCCTCGCCGCGCCCGCGCAGACGGGCGACATCACCGTGAGCCGCGCCTACAAGCCCGAGCGGGACGCCCAACTGCTGGCCCTCTACCGGCCCCGCGTGGGCCGCGAGCGCGCCACCATCACCGTCCAGCCCACCGACGCCGACCTCGTGCGCATCGGGCCGCCCACCATCTACGCCAACGCCCTCCTCGCCGGCGTGAACGACCCGGAGGCCGACGCCAACAGCGGCCAGCCGGCCCGCATCGAGCTCACATTCGCGGTCGCCG